CACCACCGCCAGCACCATAATGTACTGAGGCAGCACCCCCGTCGTAGCCTTGTCTAGCTTGGTCTAAGTAAGTGGACCCAGGATATACACCTATACCGGCACTTCTTACAGGAGCGCCGCCAGCATCAGAGTGAGCTGCTCCTCCTCCGGAGCCTCCGTTAGAACCACTCCCGCCATTTGAGCCCCCTGCACCACCTCCTTTTGCAGTCACAATTGTCCAGCCAGAAGTTCCTGTTGCCGATATTATACTATCAGTTCCTGAAGTTGCGCTACCATACCATCCATCTTGTCCTGTGCCTCCAGTTCCTACGGTAATAGCGTAAGTTCTGCCTCTATCTGTAGAGGCGATAGTTTGTGCTAGTAATCCACCGGCACCTCCACCGGCACCTCCTACTCCTCCTCCACCGCCTCCACCAGCGACAACAAGATATTGAAGATCCATGCTAAAATCAAGCGTAACATCGACAAATCGAGTTGTAGTATTTGCTCCATCAGAGGCACTTAAACGTGCTTTAAATGTGCCTGAGTGTGCTGTATTTGTACTGGGAGTAAAAGTATAAGCACCAGTACTTTGATTTATAGTTGTATCTGCACCTAGCTGAGTAGGCCTTACATTACTTGCTGTTTTATAGGCGATTCCATAAGTAATATCAAAACCTTCTGGGTCTTGAGCAGCCATAGATATTGAAGTTGTAGACCCAGTAGCATCTAGATTATGAGTTGTCGGAGGATCTGTAAGAATTACAGGAGACTCTCCCCCGCTATCTACTCTATCCCAAGCTGCCCCCTCCCACACATATAAAGCATCTGTGTCTTGGGCAAAAGCTAAGTCTCCCTCTGCGTTTCCAGAAGAAGGAAAAGCCGCATAGTTAGCATAAGCAGTAACTCCGCCGCTACCACCGCTACCAGAACCTCTTATGCTAGAATAATTTGCCATTATCGCTCCGTCAATAGCCAGCCTTGAGCAGCATTATAAAATACTAAACCAAAAGCAGCTCTATTTAAATCAATTATTAAGTTTGATGTAGCACCTTCAATTTTATGCCCATTTCTTGCTACAGTTATATTATTAGTTGCAGCATTTCCTGTTCCATCAATAATTCTTATTTCATCTCCAATTGCTGCAGTAGCTGGAAGTGTTATTGTTACCGCGCTGGAAGTGTCTACTATTAATTTTTCCCCTGCTACGGCAACATAGTTATTAGTTTTTTCTTTATATTTTTCTTCGGCGGATGTAATTCCTCCCACAGAAGGGTTAGTTTGCACCCATTGATTAGAGCTGCCATCAGCATAATAAACATACAATACAAGAGCATCATCATCAAACCATAAATCTCCTGCAGAAGGACTACTAGGAGCGCTACCAGATACAGATACATTTGCTCCAGCACTAAATCCTGATATTGCTGATTGAACAAAAGCTGTTGTTGCAAACTGAGTTGTGTTTGTACCGCTAGTAGCTGTGGGCCCTGAAGGCGTTCCTGTAAAAGTTGGACTAGCTAAAGGAGCTGCATCTGTAATACCGTATCCTGTTAGTGTAGTCGGCTTACCTGTGAGCGCACTAAACGCACCGCTAAATACTTCTGATTGATTTGCTAGCCGTACCCAGTTTCCCCCATGAGCAAAATAAGCAGCACCTGTAGCATGTACATGAGCAAACATACCATGATATGTAGTAGCACTGGGAAGATTTGCAACCTGTGAAAACATATTGGCAAAGTAGACTTTGCCTGTAGTAATAAAATCATTACTACCAATATCTGCATCTGCACCTGTAGTAAGTGCATCAGTAATACCGTACCCTGATACTGTAGTAGGTTTGCCTGTTAAAGAGCTAAAAGATACTGAAGTTAAAAAACTACTCAGATCAGGCGGTGTATAACTAAATGCGCCACTAGAATTATTATAACTAAGAGCGCCCCCTCCGGAAGCACTATTAGAAGTGACACTAAAATTTGTAAGATTTACTGTTCCTGCTACCGCTGTTTGTACAAATGCTGTAGTAGCTATCTGAGTAGTGTTAGTACTTGACCCTGCAGTTGGGGCTGTTGGAGTACCTGAAAGAGCTGGACTAGCTAAGGGCGCTTTTGTAGCTAAACTATTTGTTACTGTTGTAGAAAAGTTTGCATCATCACCAAGAGCAGCTGCTAGCTCATTTAACGTATTTAAGGCTCCTGGGGCTGAATCAATAACTGCATCTACTTTTGTTTGAACATCGGAATCCTGTAATGCCCATACTGGGTGTGCGGAAACTGTTAATGTAATATGAGAGTTGCTAGTGTTTGATGTGCCCGGCGACGTAAAAGTAAAACTCTTAATTTTAGTGTCTAGTGTATTTCCTGTAGATCTACTAATAGAGTTTGAATTTACTGTTGCTTGGGTATTATCCGCATAAGTTACTACGCCAAGAGTAGGAGTATTAGACCCTGTACTCGAAAAAGACTCTATAAAAATAGCAGTATTAAAAGATACTGTACCACTTGGAAGTCCGGTTCCTAGTACTAGTCTAGTGTCTGAAGCTCCCGCAGCAGGGATAGTTATAGTAGCAGAATTACTTGCTACCATAGTGCTATCTAGGGGCACTGTTGAGGCAGAGGCGGACATCTTATACAGGCCGCCTGCATTAGTATCTATCCAAATCTCATCAAATACTGAAAAAGTAGGAGCATTATCTTGAAAATATACAGTATTACTTGTTTCAATAGAATCTTCTACAGTTGTATTTACAAATGCAGTAGTTGCTAGCTGAGTGGTATTTGTATTCAATGCAGCAGTCGGAGCTGTAGGGGTGCCAGTAAGCCCCGGGCTTGCTAATGGAGCTGCATCCGTGATACCATACCCTGATAAAGTTGTGGGCTTGCCTGTTAAAGAACTAAAAGCTCCATCAAAAGCATCGGTAATTCCATATCCAGCTATAGTAGTAGGTTTACCTGTTAATGAGCTGTATGCTCCATCAAAAGCATCTGTGATACCATACCCTGCAATCGTTGTAGGTTTACCTGTTAGGCTTGCAAATGAGAATGTAGTATTTCCTGCAAGCGCAGTTGTAGCTGTGGTTCCTAGCTGAAGCGCATCGGTAATCCCATATCCAGCTATAGTTGTTGGTTTACCTGTTAAAGAACTAAAAACTCCGTCAAAAGCATCGGTAATTCCATACCCTGCTATAGTATTAGGTTTACCTGTTAAAGAACTAAAAGCTCCATCAAAAGCATCTGTGATACCATACCCTGCAATCGTTGTGGGGGTAGAAGTAAGATCAGAAAAAACTAAAGAGTGATTTACAAAATTTGTCCCATTATACTTTATAAACCCTTTGTTTACTGTTAAGTTGGAAATAGAAACATTTGAAAGGTCTCCTAGCCCTGCGGTTGTTGCTAGGGCATCCGTGATACCATACCCCGCTAAGGTAGTAGGTTTACCTGTTAAAGAGCTAAAAGCCCCATCAAATGCATCTGTTATACCATAACCTGCAATAGTAGTAGGTTTATTCAGTAAGTCAGAGAATGAAAGCGGATAAATAATATACGCCAAAGAACTCCAAGCAGTAGAGCCATCTCCAACTTTTATTTTATTTGTATTAGTTTCTAGTCCTAACTCTCCTGAATTAAGAGTAGGATTAGCAGAAGCCCAGTTACTGGAAGTATCTCTTCTTATCTGTATTCTTGCCGCCATTTACGCGCTACCTCCATCCAGAAAAATTATTATATCGTTGGATACTGTTGTAGCAGTTCCTCCGTCTACAATAAAGTTAACTGTGCCTCCTGTGCCTGAGCCTATACCTGATTGATTTTGATTTACAAATTTTTGAGAAGAAATACTATATGCTAAAACTTGACCATCCTGTATATTATTAATATCTACATCAGACAAATCCCCAATTTCTTGTGCTCCTGCTAAACTCTGTACAAAAGCTGTAGTTGCAATTTGTGTATTATTAGTTGCAGAACTAGCTGTAGGAGCTGTAGGAGTGCCTGTAAAAGCAGGATCTGCTAGAGGTGCTTTTGTGGCTAAACTATTTGTTACAGTTGTTGAAAAGTTTGCATCATCGCCAATCGCTGCAGCTAATTCATTTAATGTATCTAAAGCTCCTGGGGCTGAGTCAATTAATCCTGCTACTTGTTGATTTACATATTGTGTAGTAGCATAAGGACTTAAATCAGGCGGAGTAAAACTAAAAGTGCCTGTACTATTATTGTACGAAAAATTACCACTTCCACTGGCAGGAGATACAACTGAAGCCGATAAATCTTCTAGCTCTATCTTTGACTTGCCAATCACATAAGTATCTAAATTAGAGATAGAGAATAAAAATATCTCTGTTGTAGATACTGCTACACCTATTTTTTGAGTGGTAGTTGTTTTAGTTTGAGTAATTGTACCATTTTGCTCTATATGAACAGTGGTTCCTGACGTTAGCCCTGAGAATCCTCCCACAACGCCATGTACAGCTACTTTTATATCTAGATTAGCATTTTTTGTTTCTAGTGCTATGCCTATAAAAGCATCGCTTGCTGTAGTACTAGTTACTGCTACTACTTTTCCATTTGATAGTATTTTTACAGGATCATTAGCAGAAATACTTGCTGATGTTAAAAATGTTCCGACTAATCGCTCTGAGACCTGTCCAGTTGTTGCAAATCTTTCATCTATAAGAGTGTTTGCAAAAGAGGAAGGAATTTCATTTGCTTCTGTGCCAATAGAACTATTATTTGGTATCAGCAGTCCGCCCGAAGTAGTTTCGGAAAGTGACGCATCTCCAATATTTACTGTGCCGCCAAAGAAGTTACCACTATGAGCATATAAATCTCTAAAGCGGTTTGTAAAAGAGCCAATATCTACATCTCTGTAGTGTACTGTTACTTGTTGACTTGGATTACTGGGATCTGTTTTTGTTTCAGTTGTATATATATTAGCCGATGAATCCGGTAAGATACTTTGCTGAACATAAATATCTCTCCAACCATTGGAAGAGCTGCCTAAGTCAAGATTAGTAGCTAATTGATTAGGTATTAAACTTCTGTTTAAAGTTCCAAACTCTCTTTGGAGATACTGAGTAGTGACCAAGTCTGAGTTATTTTGATTAGAAGATGTAGGGGTCGAAGCAGATACAACTCCCCCAAAAGTACCCCCAGTAGTTCTAGGGACAAAATTTACTTGATTATTTGAGTCAAACAGGGCACTATTTATAGTATTAATTCTGCCCGCTTCTTCTTCTATTTCATCAGTCCAGTAAGTAAGCTCTCTTTCTAGGCTTGCGATGCCTTGTTTTAGTTGTATAAAATTACTATCTACTTCAATTACTGTTAGTAATTCTTCATTTGGTTTATGTGCAACAGTTTGGCCCTCTTTAGAAGTAAGAGGGCTGCTAAAAGAAGAAAGAGGTATTATATAATCGGCATCCGTATCTTTAGTAACAATATTAATATTCTTACTAATTTGTGTTTCCCAACGACCTGTAACAGTATTCCAAGCATATATAATGCCATCGACTGTTACAGGACTGCCTACCCCATTAGCAGGTAGGCTTGAGGAAGTTCTAGGATGCGACATTAAACGTCTTCTTTACTTATGTCAAATCTTGGAGCTGAACTGACCAAGTAATTTGCAGAGTATCTGCGGTTGCCTTATTAACTGGATCGAAAGTTGTACGGCACAGCATTGTCTGAGTTAGAGGCCCTTTAGTAAAGCCAAAAGCCGCGGCAGTAATAGTTTTACCATCTTGGGTTAAAACACCTTCAACAGGATTATGATCTGTACCACTAGTAAGAGTATAGTCAATAGTAGTTCCTGCTGCTGTATTTGTTCTTTTATCAATATGAGCTAGTTCTGTATTAACTGCATCTGTACTTGTGTACGCACGATCACCCACATCAAAAACTCCAATATCTGCAACATGCTTATTAAAAATACCAGCTTCTGTAATTGGATATATACGATTTAAAGGTGCTCTATGTGTTCCCGCTGCGGAAGCAAAAAGATCGTAATCTTGCTCTGGGCGAGGATTGTTCTCTTTAAAAGTAGCAACATATACAATACGATCACCATTCTTCTTTGCTCCTGCTACAGAATTTGGAGCATATGTACCTCCTCCAAAATTAAAGTTCAAAAATGCTTTGAATGTATTCGCTAAAGCATCTACACCTGTGCCGGCAATATTCAAACCACCTGCAACACCGTAGTTATTTTCCTCGGGTGGATAGCCCTCGGCAGTTCCATCTGAACTATTTGCAACAATACTTGAACCTACAAGGGCCCCTTGAAAAATGCCATCAACTGCTGTACCGAATTGAATAAATTCTGTGCCACGAGTACCTGCAGTATTGGTTCCTGCTACTGCAGAAGCATTTACAGTTGCAGTGCCCGAAGGCTTGTCCTCTTCAGCCCCTACAAAAGGAAATCTAGCCACACCAGCGTCAAGAACTGCAAAACCGGCTTCATCAATAGTGGTACTTACGCTTAGATCGCCCGCTGGGTTGCTATTTAAATCAATAGGGAGCCCGTCAACGTTAGTATGAGTAAGTAGAATATTATACTCTAACTCTCGCTCATAGAAAGCACCAATCTGGCCACGAGTAATACCTAACATTCCTTTACCATTTTCAAGATAGTCGGCATTTGGACCCCCTATATTACTACTTCTAGCCGATGCTGCGGCAAAGGGTCCAGTAGCATGAGCTGCTCCCGTTCCGGCTTCAAATACAGAGCGAACAGCTGCATGCGTTGGGTGTGAAGGATTAATATTATAGTTTGTTTGAACAATTGCATCAACATACTCAACATCTATATGAACATCGGTTACAGAGCCTCCAGGAGGGGCACTAAGTGTTCCATCAAGAGTAAGCCGTGACGCAGTTGAGTTAGGAACTCCAGACTCAATTTTAGTAATTTTTATAGTCTGAGCATTTTTAACATTATTACTGCTACCGCCACTGGGGCCAGTATTTGAAGTGCTCCCAGTAAGTCCAGTTATTTGAAGGCCCTTTCTTAAACGCTTCAAAGTGTTCCCACCGTCACTGCCCGTAGTAAAGATAAGTTGACTATTTCCAGCACTATCAGTAGCATGCATCGCAGTTGAGCCATCTTGCTCGAGATGCACATTGATAAGTGGAGCATAATCATCTGACGCACCCCCCAAAGCTATAGTAGTATCTTTCATAAGCTGAACACGAAAACCGCGCTCATCTTGAAGCATACGGTCATACGCTTTTGGAATAGCTGCTTGCTTTCTAGCAACTTTTAGGTTAGCTTGCGTACCACCACTATCACTGATACCCAATACTTTTGGAAGGTTATCAAAATCAGTATGGGTGTATCGATCTTTATTCGAGCGAGCAGCTGCTCCGATTCCGATTGCCATATGGCTCATCATTCGGGGCATCTTATGCTTGCCTGCACGATCTTGTCCATCATCAATCATACGACCGATAATATGAGCAATACCATCTTTCGTAACTTTGTTACGAATTGTTTTATGTTGCTTTACCTTTCCATTTTTATCACGAAGGACTAGGTTTACAACACCTTTTAAGCGACAATCGTCTATATACATTTAGGTTCTCCTTTAAAATTGGCGTGATCTGCCAGGGGGTATTGTAGCAACATATGGCTGTAAAAAATATGCTCCTTTCGTATACTCTTCATCCCTCATCCAAACGTAGCCTTTTTCTGAAGAAGAGAGTGTGTCTCTAATACCGTCAGTTTTTTCTTGAAGTTTTTTCAGTGTTGTATCTTTTAGCCCAATTCTAAACTCTTTTACTTTATTAAGTAAATAAGGATTGAAACTATCATTCACTAAAAATCTTTCTGTTATTTGTTCTGCAAGTGCAGGTGTTACTGTAAAACTTAGTGCTTTTAGTTTATCAGACCTACCCTTTTTTAGAGAGTTTGCATACCTATTATCTTGGGTACCAACTGTAAAGGGTATAAAAGCCTTTCCTACTAAAGTTCCGCGTTTATCATCATCTACAAAAATTCTTGATGAAATTAATTTAGACCTTCCTTCTAAAACTAGATCAGCTATTTTTAGCGTTTCTTTTTGAGGTGTCCTAAACTGTTTCTTTATTCTATCAACAGCATTTACTAAATCTATTATCTTTCGTCCAAAGGTAAAAAATATATCTCCAATTCCTCCATGATCTCTGTCTTGTGTCTTCAACCCTGCTCGAGTACTAAAAACCCGGCTTTTAGCCTGTATTAAATTATCAGAGATTTTTGCTTTTTCTGGAAATACTATTTGTTTATTAAAAAATTTAGCTATTTCTACATCTATTACATCAAATACTTCAAAAAGTCTAAATGGAAACTCAAGTTTAATAAACTCACTAGTTTGTAGTCTTTCTGTACTAAGTTTTGCCTTTGGGGTAAGTATAGAGTTTAAAATTTGTATTTGCTCTTTTTCTGCTAAGTTTGGATTTAAAGATATTTTTATAATCAAATCCACTACATCTTTTAAGGATCTATCAAACTTTTTTGAAGCGCTACTAAACGATGCGAGATTATCTACAGTTTGTTTAAATCTTGCAGGTTTAATTATTGCGTCTCTAATATTATACCTTTCGAATAAAACTCTGTTTACTTTAAAAAATTTATCAATAGATACAGTTACTAAATCACTTTTTTCTGTAATAGTTTTTAACTTATGTCTAGATTTTGTAGCTGCAGTATCTCTATTCAATAAGAATCTTGATACTAATTCATTTGTTCGCGTAGAAAAAGTAGAGCGTCTTACAATGCTAGCGTCTTTTGTTACTCTTTTAAATAACTGCATCTGATCTAGCGCATCAAAAGAAATCTTTAATTTAGTTTTAGATTTTGCACTAACTCTATCAGCCCGAATAAGTGCTTTAGGATTTAGAGTAAAGCTTTTTGTTGCTATATCTTCCTCTAAAACTTTTGTAGCCCTTATATCTTTAAATACTGCATTTAAAGTTGCTACATCTTCTCTGCTAGTGCTGGTTTTAAATGCAGGAGTAAAATCTTGTATTACTAATCTATCTATCTGAATTTTTGCTTTTGGAACTTTAATTACGTCTATAAAACTAATTTTATCCCGGGGCCTTACTCTTGCTGTTTTCTTTACAATTATTTCATCAAGTAAGCTTACAAGTTCTAATTTTTTAATTGATGTCTTTTTACTTAAAACATCTAAAGCTTTCAAGGATGTTACCAGACTCTTAGTACTCTTTAAAGTTTCTGAGTCACTTATAAAAAAAGAATCTGCTAACGTAAATTTTTGTAAAAACTTTATAAATTGATCTATTTCTACTATGCTTTCTAAAGGCTTTGTTACACCTTTTCTAACGTCCTCTATTCCTGTTAAAATGTCTCTGAACGCTTTATCTTGAGATATTGAAAGAACATCAATTAGTCTTAAACGACTTACAAGCTGTTCTTTTAGTAGGATAAATAGATCCAACTCTATATTGAACAAGTTGGGGTCATTTATCAAGGAAGCTGCCCCAAGCATAGTGGGCATGTTTCCTGTTATTCCTGCAAATAGGGGCTCATTAAGAACTGAGACTTCGTCTAATCTGGCTGCAGTTGTATTTTTATTCAGTAGCTCTGGATTATTTTTCAACTGAGATAGTAAAATTGAAATCTTGCTATCTAGTGACATTTTAAATCCTCACACTTGGGCGTACTACCTCCGAGGTTTTTAATAAGGGAACATTCCTAAGTATATTTATAGAACTTGGAGTATCCAGTGTTACAAATTTTGCAATAGGAGTGTTCGCTTTAGCGGATTTTAACTCAGGAAAGTTTCCTAAATTGGGCTTCTTTGTATAAATAAAACTTTTTTTCATAATTAGAAATCATCTCTAACCTTAATGTCAATTAGCTCGAATACGCTCATAATTTGACCATCTGAAAGAGTAAACTCTATTTCTGCTTCATAAAAGCCGTCCGTTGTTGAAGAATTTGTTAAAAAACTACTTAATGGAAATACTAGACTTCCTGTAGAAAGAGATGATTCTACAGTATCTAAAGGAATGGTTGAAATTATAGTAGAAGTTCCCTTTTTACGAATACGCAAATTTGTAGTTGATGAACCTACAAAGGCGACTCCTGTATCTGAACGAGTTACAGTTGCTCTAAGCTGCGGGCCTGTGTCCCCTTTTACTACTTGAATTATATCCATCAGATTTCAACGTGCTCCTTAGGGAGGCTTTTAATATTTAATTAGAATGATTATACCAATGCCGACATAAAATGTCAAGATCTATTTTTCTTAGGGGTGGTATTTTAAGATGGCCACGCTGCAGCACATACTGCACGAACTTGGGAGGGCTCATTGGCATAGTCTTGACCCCGCATAATCACATACCTAGAAAAACTAGTGGATAAAATGTCCCCATTTTCTGTAATTTCAGTTTTTTCTCTGACCTGAATGTGAGTAATGGGGTTTCCCTCTATATCTCTAGTATTTATAATTTCTATTTTATCTTGGGTTATAGTTTTTGCAAGTGACATTTAAATCTCCTTTATGCTGTTTTATATGTTACGCTAAACCTTATGCCTGTGTAAGCTCCGCTAGCTTGAGTAGTCCTAAGGACGTCCCCAACTGTCAGGGTGGACTCGGTTGAATTTGTAGAATTTCTCTGAACAATTGTAGCCGCGGCACTACCCGGCTGAGCAACAGCATAGGTCCCCAACATGCTACCTGCAGCTCGAGTCACAAAGTTAACTGCAGCACAAGGAAATTGAAGATATGTTATATCAACTATAAATGGTAAGCTAATGAATAGATCGCCTGTACTAGTTAAACCACTTGGATTTATGTTTTGACAGGGAACAGAAACATGAACAATATCTCCAATTTTTGTGTAGCTTCCAGTACCGGATGTTCCTGCAGTGACATAAGTACTTGAGGTTGCAGATCCTGACCTAAATTGAACTTGGTATGTTCCCTCTTCGTAGTCGTCTAGTGCGTGAGCTGAAGTTGTTTCACCGTCAAAAGTAATTCCACCAGACGTTAGAATTCTTATCCGCTCTGTTATAGGGCCACTTATTGAGCCTCTTGTACCAAAAATAATATCGGCTGTAGTACCGCCAGACGAGGACAAAGTCTTAGCAGCAATCTCTACAGGTGGATTAGCGTATCCTGAACTCGTATACCCCATTCCGATAGAATATACCCCGCCAGCTCTAAAAGTTTCCTGCCCGACTTGGAGCATTGGTGCACCAAATCCAGTAGGCGGGCCAGCAGAGCCAGTGCCGTGTTGTCTAATATCATTGATAACAACACGTGAGCCAGAGTGGTTTGAAGATGAGCCAATAGAAATGCCGCCGGCATTATCAATAATCATTCTTTCACTGCCGGCTGTATCGAATCTAATTTTATCTTCGTCTGAGGCTTCTTCTACTTGTATTTTTGTGTCGCCATCCGCATCTTGTAATCCACTGGCAGCCCCTCCAGACCCTGATGACGCTATTGTAATAGTATCTGTTGAAGCATTGGTTGTTAGTGAAATTCCACTACCCGCCGCAAAAGTTAAAGTATCTGTGGCAGAATCTGCTACTACATTACTTTGACCCGATACTGCTACTGTCTTAAAAGCCTCCGTAGGTCCTGATGAAGATGAAGATATAGTAAGACTATCGTTGGTAGAAGAAGTTGTTAAAGTAATTCCAGTTCCCGCTACAAAAGTTAAAGTATCTGTGGCAGAATCTGCTGTTAGAGGCGTTTGGCCAGATACTGCTACGGTCTTAAAAGCCTCCGTAGCAGCCAGGCTGCTTATTTGTATAGTTTGGCCGCTCCTTCCTAATGCTATACCGGCGCCCGGGTCTAAAGTTATTAATCCGGTAGAACCACTATAACTACCACTTGGTTTAATTAGTCTGATTTCTTTATTGTTTCCGGTACTGGCATCTGCTACTGATAGTTCATATCCCCCCTCTTCCCATCGTGAATTTCCCGCATTATACCATAGTACATCCCCATTTCCAGGGGCTGTAGTAACATTTGTTAAATCATTTAATGCAAGGCTTCCTCCACTGCCCCCAGATGAAAAAGTGATAGAGTCTCCTGTAGCATTAGTTGTTAGGGTCATATTTGTCCCTGCTACAAGAGTAAGAGTATCATCTACTCCATCTGCTACTACACTAGTCTGCCCAGCTACTGCTATCGTTTTAAACGCCTCCGCACTATTTTCAATTTGAAGCGTGTCACCACTTCTACCAAGGGTTATGCCGGTTCCCCCTTCAAAATCAACTTTTTGATTATTAGCAGAAAAGGGGCGAGGGTCATAAAGTCTTAATGATTTATTATCGCTATTAGTAATATCTACCAGCCCTAAAGTATATTGGCCATCATTCCACTGAGATGTACTAGAATTATACCATAGCACCTCCCCATTTGCAGGGACTGTAGTAACATTTGTTAAATCATTTAATACCATATTAGTTGGTATAGCCGCAAAGCTTATAGAGTCTCCTGTAGCATTAGTTGTTAGGGTCATATTTGCCCCTGCTATAAGAGTAAGAGTATCCTCTATTCCATCTGCTACTACACTAGTCTGCCCAGCTACTGCTATCGTTTTAAACGCATGGGCAGTATTTTCAATTTGAAGCGTGTCACCACTTCTACCAAGGGTTATACCGTCTAGGCCTTCCAAGTCAAAATTATCGATTACAACAGAGTTAGGAGCAAGTAGATTAACTCTTTTATTTCCCCCTGTTACATCCGCAACACTAAATCCATACTGCCCTGCACGCCATTCTCCTAGCGAAGATAAATAGTATAATACCTGTGAATTAGTAGGCGCCGCTCCTCCTGCAAGATTTACATCGGTATGGTCGCCTAAAGCCTGTTGTAGGCTACTGCCAAAACTTGATGCAGACTTATTTGCCCAGTGTGAATTAGCACTGTCATATACGAGCACATCGTCGTTTGCAAGCGATGTCATTGTTACATTGACTAAGTTTTGAAGTGCAAATGCGGTAGGCGAAAATCCACTTGCTGATGTTTTGACCCAAATATCATTTATCTGTGGAGTGCCCCCAATTGCATTACTTAAATCTTCAAAAGCTAAACTAAAACTTGAGGAAGCATTTTGAGGGGCCCATTCTGTGCCGGTCCATGCAAGGACTTGATTAGAGGTAGGGGCTGTAGAAGACACATTCCCTAAATCCTCTAAGTCGGCAAGAGGGGGTACGGTCGGAGTAGTAAAAGTAACTAAGCCATTGTTCCCTACAGTTAATATCTGACCTGTAGTCCCTCCATTAATTGTTAAATGTGAAGCATCTATGTCTAGTACTAGGTCACTTCCATCCCAAGTTATTTTTTCTTCCGCAGGGTCGCCTATTGCAACTTTATAGTCTTCGTCTTGATATCCTAACCAAAAGCCTACGCCTACGTCCCAATCAGTTTTTCCACCCTTTATACTGCCAGCATTGTTAAAAGTTATCCCACCGCCTAATTTATCTACAACAACTCCCGCATTTAGCCCTAAATCTGTGGCATCAGCAGGGCTCAGAGAAGTAGAAGTATCTTGATCAGAAGTACCATCTATATAGAACTCAAATTTTATATCAGTTGTAGTCGTCATTATGTGGGTCTCGAAATATCAGCTGCAATAGCATCATTAAGTATAGCAGGCCTAAAAGTAGGAATATATAAATTAGCTAAAAGTTTGGTTGCGGGAAAACTCCTGTCTATAGTAAGTAGTGTATCTGATGCTACGTTTGTTACTATTGCAGCATCTCCTAAAGTTTCAGTCAAAGTAGTTAAGTTTGCTAAACTAATAACATCGCCTACTTGAACTTCTGTAGTAAAAGATGTTCCGGTTCCAACTAGCTTAGTTGTATTAGCTGTGACAAATGCTGAACTTACTGTAAGAGCTGTCCATGCATTAGGCATAGTTTGATTGGCGTCTCTCCAAAAAGCAGGGCCCTCTCCATTTGCCTTAGTGTCCCATTCTCCTAAAAATAACTTAGGCACACTATAATCAAATATAACATACAACTCTCGTGTATCATCATCCACAACACTTGATAGATCTACTTTACCATTTGGGGATTCAGTTGTAATAAGTTTAAAGTCGTCAGGAGCCTCTCTTTGGGCAATTTGAACAGGATAATTTTTAAACCTAAAAACTTCTCCTCCGTAGGCACTTTCGGACCTATTAGAGGTAATTTTATAAAATTTATGGATTTCTCCTGCAGTGCTCCCGTGTCTCGGCCCGTTAGCTACAAAAGCGCCTGCTTTATATTCATATACTTTATTTGTAGCAGGGTCTTCGGCTCTTACTACAGTAGTTGAAAGGGCTGATGCAGGCACACTTTGAGCTGCAATAGCATTATCTCCTCCGTTAGGAAGCCCTGTTGTGGCATTATTAGATGTCTGCAAAAGATTACCTGTAGTATTCCAATGATAATATGCGTACTCAGGGGCTGTACTATTTTTCTGGTAAAATTCTACGACAAAATAAGGAGAGGATATGCTATACTTTTCATTTGTAGTCTCAGATATGTCTCGCACTATCTCCGCCTCTTGAGACGCTGTAATCCACTTTTTTAGCCCATGAATATTATCAGAATTGTCTGATCCTACAGCAGGACTTGTTGCAGAGTATTCAGTCTCTGCCCACTCTGAGACAGCCCCCTTTGGGGACATTGTTCGTACTTTAAAAGAGTATTTATTAGCAATTATTCCTTTAAACTCTTTATGTGTTTCGGTTTGTGTAAACATTCCAATATCATCAATATTTGTTTGAATTTGAAATGCCGCCACAAAATTAGTCTCTGGAGGATTAAATGTAAGTAGTAAGCTAGTATCAGGAAAAGCTGTTGGGCCTGAGGGAGCTACAAGTAAATTTGTAGGCGGAGGTATTTCGTCAGGCTCTTGTTCGGGCGCATCAGTATTGTTAGGCACATTCCCTAAATCGTACCGTCCTTCAACCGCTGTAAATTTTTCATTGAAGTGTTCTGCGGCCGTAATAGCGTATATATTTTTTTCTGTCCTTTCTATATCTAGCAGTTTATACTCTTTGGCGGTGCCCTCTCCTCCTATCTGTTTTATGCTCCAAACGGCCCCCGCAGTAGGAATAGTAGTAAAAGTGTTAGAGCCGACTAGATTAACTGTTGTAATAGAGCCTGAAGTTTGAGTAATTTGATGGCCCTCTGCAGTAATATAAGGCTTCCACTCTACAGAAAGCGCATTGCCTCCGGCATCAAAAGCATTTGATGCTAATGATTCTTGGTCTAAAGGCAATAACGTCAGAGTGTCTCTAATCCCATTACCATTTGTATCCATGTAAATATGTGCTTCAGTTAGTACATCGCCTCTACTATAAGTGACTCCGTTTATAGTTATGTCGGCAGATCCAGTATAAATTGCTCCAGGAGCTGTAGACACAACAAAAATCTTATAAGTACCTCCCGTTAGTGTTATAGACCTATCGAAAGTAACAGAGTTAGTTGTGGAACTTTGAATTCTACCACCAAATTGCAGACCCTTCTTGTCTGGATCTTGTATACTTATTATATCTCCAGGCCGTAAATAGCCGCCTTCTAATGAAGTGCTAAAATATACTATTTCTTTTTGATTCTGAGCAGTCCAAAGCTTCCACTTTCCATAACGAATTGCTTGGGACTCAGACGTACAGCCATATGCTACGCACTCTTCTGTGATAACTTTTTCCTGCCGTACTATTGCAGGACTATCTTCTATAATAAGAGGACTAAGCTCATAGTCAATTGTAGGATCGTTCCAATTTACAACTATTTGATTTGGCCTGTTTTTTATAGAAGAGCCCTCATAAGTAAAACTACCCCCTATAACATTTGCTTTTGCAAAGACTGCTACAGGCTCTTGAGGTGTATCCTGAACAACAGTGAGTTGACCATCCATCCAATATAGCATAGAAGTAAAAGCACTACACATGTCTTTTAAAACTTTGTAAACAGGCAACGATTTAGTCAAAAGAATATTCATCCTAAATCTAGGCTCTAGCAGAGTTACTTCTCCTGTTCCTACTGTAGGTACCTGTTTTAGGCGAAATACTCCAGTTTCTCCATACGTTACCCCTGAGGTTCCTGCGACTTCGTTCCAATCTGTAGTTCCAAGAGTGGCAATTTTATAGTACTCTCCTCTTTTTGCAAAAGTAGCCGGTATAGTATCATTAGTATCTACTAATTCGTCACAGAATTTCGAAATACGATAAAGAGCATATTTGTCTATATCAGATTCTTTAATCCACTTTCCTGCACCATATCTATTGTTTGTAACAATATCATAAAAAATCCATGCAGGATTGTCCGTATAGTGTAGCTCGCTTTTAAAAGTTCCATCCCAAAAATTACCGTAAATAGCTTTTCCTAAAGGAGCAGCGTCTCTAGGAGTATATGCACTGGGTATTTTAACAAGCTTTCCTTTAATGTCATAACTTCTTTTAGGAGGATCTTTAAAATTACGAGAAGAAAAAGTAGAGTTAACAATAGCAGAATAAGGATAGCTAAACTTATCCTCATTTATTGCCTGTAAATTATCTATTTGAGATTTAAGCAATACAGTATATCTTTGCTTATTTGTATTAAATCTATTAGTGTCTATGCCCCCCATTGAAACCACGGGCAGACCAATGTGCCGAGTAACTCTTATTATTTTGACCCTAAAATTTGTAAAGCTTAATTTCCTATAAGGCTCTAAATCAATTTGATGTTGAAAATTTAAAGCAGATTGTTTTTTACCCTTATGCTTTACAAGCCCTCCAAAAGGCTCAACAGCATTTTGATAAGTTGTTCCCCCATTAATTTGAAATTCTATTTTTATATCATAAAACGCATAATTTGTGTGACGATCTCCCTTCTCTTGATCTTGGCTAAATATTCCTTGAGGGTATGTAATATCAAATTTAACTTTATCTGCTTCTGCAATCTTAGCGGCAGTATCTAGTCCAAAATCAGAACTGTTAAGTATAGTAGGGGATGAATTTGTATCACTAAAATCAGGAGTTCCGGGGTAGTCTCCATTATCAGCAGTATTAGGCATGCCATTTGTGTCAAATAAAGTTACACCATTTGCTACAGCATTAGCAGGATTAAGCATCTTTAGTGTGGGTAAGTTAACGCCCGTAGTACTCCCCTGTATTACAACGGCTCCGCCTACTCCCCCTACGTCTCGTATAGGCTCTTGATCTAACCATCCTGTATTCTCTTGAACAAACAGATTATCAATTTTTCCTGTTACTGCGTCTGGGTTAAATGTGCTTGAGCCCGTGCTACCTTCACTTGCATTAAAAGCCCCCGACTGACTTAAATTAAACCCATAAGTGCCATTAAATGATTGAGTATTGCCCCCGGCATCAGTATTGGAAACAGTAATTGTGCCCGCAGAAGGATTTATATCTGTTACAGCTGCAACATGTACAATTTTTAGTTGCGCGGTTGTTCCTGGAGCGCCTTCGTTGTCAGGATCAAGAATAGGTCCGGCCTGCCCCCAGATAAATACACCAGCAGTACTACTAACTACAAAAAAAGCTCCAAAAATTACTGTGTCTCCTACTATTAGAACTGTTTCTCGAATATTGTAGGCTGTACTATGGTCGCTTGCAGAAAAATTAGTTCCTGTAAGCTGCAAATTGTTATAGTCACCGTTTACAACTAGAGCTCCTAAAGTAACATTAAGCGGTGTAGGGTCAATTAATCGAATAAAACGAGAAGAGCTTGTAGTATTAATTAAGTTTTCTGGTATAAAAGTATTATCATCTACAGTTCCTACTACTCCATTGGAAAAAGTAATAGTCCCCGACTTATCAGTGCCTTCTTCGTTCCTACTCGGGGCGAACGATTTTAGCTTTGCTTGTAGTGCGGGATTATTGTCTAGGTAAAGAGAGGCCGCCCCCTCTACCAGTCCATGTATGGGGCCTTCGCACAAAAGATCTGTAGCAGATATATTTTGACCAATTGAGCCTGTAAAGGCATTAGTAAGGGCAGTCTTCTTTTCACCCCGAATCGCATCCGCAAGCGTCCCCATTAGCTGTGTCCCCTGCGTTCGTCGGCAAGCCTCCGCGCATTTTGAGCGTCTCTTCTGTTTGTGTTATTACCTGTTACACTTGAAATAAATCCGTCTTCATTACGAATTTCAAAACTTATTGGACGACCCGGAATACGTAGTCTTCCGTAGCACACAGGAATAGGATCTTCAGCGTTAATATTTTGCTCCGACCCCGCAAATAGGTGCGAAACATCGTCATTTGCATCTGTCGAAGGATCTTCTGCTAAAAGTTCATACATGCCCATTGAAAATAGATAGTTACCTGCCAACATTGCCAAGCTTCCGGCGGCAAGCTTTCCGGCAGCAAGAAAGCCCCCTCCTAGAGCTATAAGGGCAAAGCCCGCAAGTATTTTAAGACCGCTCTTAAGAATACTTGAAACCCCAGCCCCCGCAGGAACTGGTGTAATTATCATATCGCCTACAGGATACTGTAAAAGTAATTGATCTGGGGCTGTTAGTTCTTCATCATTTATTTTCCAAATGAAGTAGATTTCTTTTTCGTAACAATCCGCCAGATATGTCTTGAAATCTTCAAAATTTGCTTGTAGACAAAGAAGTACATCTTTAAAAGAGTCAGCTTGAATTTGTCTTTCAAACCCAAACTTCTCTCCTAGCTCTCCCTGTAAGTGTACTGTTCGTAACATTTTAAATCTCCTTAGGATCTACTATGTTTAATGACATTTCCGGGTAGGTAAAAATATAATAAGGCAAATTTAGTATTTTGCAATTATTTAAATCTACTTGTGATGGAGTGTTTGGTGCGTCTATATGATTATGCACAATTCCTTTAATTTTATATTTCATTACTAAATTTATATACTCCTCTGGACAAAATTTAAAACTATAATCATTATCTGCAATATTTTTACAGGGAATAAATTTATCTCCCTCAATAATTATACCACAACCTTCTCGTGGATACTCGGCTTCAAAGTGTTTATATATTTCATCTATCATTTAAATTTCTTCGACCCCGGAAATCCTCCAAAAGGTAGAGCTCTACTACTGTTAAACTGAGCTGCGTCCGTAACAATTGTACCCGCCATAGAACTAGTAAAAGTACTGACTTTACTATGAAATCTCATTTTACAGGATCTAATTCTTTTACCACATATATCAATTCTTTTCCAATAGTACGAATTTGTCTCAGGGTCTTTTGCCTGTGGAACTGCTCTAAGTGCCTCATAAATTCTCCAGCCTCCTGCAGCTCCTGAAAATACTTTCTTTACTCTTTGCCCCGCACTATACCCTGAAATATAGGTCGCCCAAGTAGGAATATAGAAATTACCTGTTGTGGCATTTATATTTGCTGTAATAAGTCTATCGTCTTCATCAAAAAATATTCCAAATGCATTTGCAGGGACAGTACATCCTCCTCTCTTATACAAAGCTCCTTGGTACTCCCAAGAACAATACTTACCTACAGCCCTTCTGTTTGGTAGCATTATATTGTCTAAATCTGCTGGAGTTGCTAGCTCAAATTGAATAGATGCAGATTCTTCTCGAGAAACTCTATCCAAGCTGTATGTAAACGAAGGATATTCAATAGGAAGGGAAACAGGTGTTGGGCCAGAAAGTATATACTTTAACAAAGTAGTTCTATACGTCAAAGTACCGCCAAGAAAGTCTTCTGAGCTCCCCATACCTTCATCTGTGAAAATTTGTGCAAGATTTGTTTCATCATCTGTACCGTCCGTATTATTTGTAATCGTTCTACTTAGTACAGGAATATTTGCCATTGATAAAGTCGGCCGGTTTGAGCCTCCTCCTGCTTTTGTTTGTAGTCCATCTATAGTAATAGGGAACGCTATGTACTCATTTACGGAAGTGCCGTCTTTAGATGGAAAATATATATTTTTACCCGTACCAGAGTCAAAATTTAAACCGTCATGCATAAATAAAGTCGTAGAGCGGGGCTCAGGTAGCTTTAACTCAAAAAGATGAACTAGTGCATCTTCCGTTTCTTGTACTTGAGTAGTTTTGATAAGGGCACTCGGCGCATTTGAAACAACTCCAGATATTGTTATACGCGTACTCTCAACACCACTAGTACTAAAAAAAGCAAATTTTCTAATGTACGTTGTTTCTTGCTCAATTGAATCATTGGTGGAATGGCGTGTTCCACTAAGTAATACAATGGAATAAGTGCTTGCTGTAGTAACTGCAGAACCTGCTCCTATGCCCCCGAGAGAATTCCAAGTACCGTTTACTGTGTCAAGTAAGTATGCCCTGAAACCGCCTGTTCCATCAGGGGAGTAGCTATCTATTTCTACTTTCTCTCCCACCGCTAGACTAAATGTCTCGCTATAATTTATTTGATTTATTACTACTCTAGGACCAAATTGAGTATAGTATGGAGCAATTGTAACTCCGGATGTAAGCGCTAAGGCGGGGTTGCCCGTAACAGGATCTGTCGCTATATGAGCATATTTTAGGCTTTGGGTAACCTCGCTAGAAGTGGAATAATAAGGTATAGCGTGGCCAAAAACAGTTTTATATTGATTGAAGTATGTGGCAGTATCTCGACTCCAGTCAGTAAAGCCCGCTGTTGCACTATTATAGCCAATGTTATTCGCAGCTGGAGTACCAACTGAAAAATCTGGTTGATCAATATTTGGCCCAGCGTTTTTTAATATAAACGAAAATGCAGAATTTAAAGTACTGGAGCTAAAATCTGCTGTAAATATTGCAGAACCTGATGCAACGCTAGAAGGAGAAACCGCGCAATTCGTTGGTGTTCCGTCTACAGTAATAGGGTAACCACTTCTAGAAAAAGTTGCTTCTAAAGTATCCTCTGCAGTTACGTTATTTCCAGTAGAGTTATTTCCGGTTAATGATATTCTCTTTATGCTCATGGCTCGTACACTCTTCGTAAGTTTGCTGTTATAGAGTGAAAATTTTCAGAAACATAAGTAATATTATAATCCTCACAAACTACTTTTTGAGTTGTATTTCCCGCTTTATCTGCAACGGTGAATGAAAATGCTTTTCCAATATTTTCATTAAAAAACTTTTCAATATTGTAAATATCTGCTGCTGCTCTATTATTGAAAGTAATCATAAAAGTTTGGTCTTTTGCATTTACTCCGTCTATAACTCTTTGCTCGTACCCATCACCAAATTTAGCTGTAAGAACTCTGGGCACCGTATTTCTTGATAGCCCTCTATCTGCTGTAACTATTTGATCCGAGCCCCCTGTAATTGCTGCTGGAATTGTAAATTGAAACTGAGCTGACATTATCGTGATCCATATGGACTAAGTAGTCCACCCGGGCGTTTCTGTGATTGTAACTCTCGTTGTACGGCTGCTGCAATTGCTCTTCCCATTTCTCTGGAGTCTCCTTCAGTTGTTGTTTCAGCGCTTCCATCATTATTAACATTAACATTTACACTTACATTGTTTGTCTGGGCACCTCCACCCGACATTTCAACAGGTATTGAGCGGCCGTTTGGAAGAGGTACTACAGCCTCTGTACCGTGAAGCATTGCCATATAGCCTGCATCTGACCCTCTAGCAACTCCTCCAACTGCATAGCCTTTTGGGGTCATACCACCGTATCGAAAATCAAAAGAACCAGGAGTAAAGTTTGCTCTACCAACCCCTGTACGAGGAGGGGTTACATTTGTAGGAACCCCGCCAGTAGCACCAGTACCAGGGACCCCGAACATGTTTCCAAGCATATTCATCGCGGACATTATCATTTGCTGAACGAGTAAGCGAGCAATAATTCGAGAAATATCCTGTAACATTGAGTTTGCTAATTGTTTAAATGCCTCTTTTCCACTTTCCGAGCCCGATATAATTGCTGCAAAAGCATTAGTAAAGTTTTCTTCCATTGACATTGCAGACTCTTCTACGGCCTCCTGTAGTCGGCTTGTTAGCTGTATTTGGGCTTCAAGCATAAACTTCTTATGCTCTAACTGCTCTAGTTCATCTTCTTGACTTGCAGCGGCTGCTGCTCTTGCCGCGGTCTCCGTCGCAGCTAAGTCTGTCGTTAAAGAGGTTAGTCCAGCGTCCATCTCGCCAGTATAACTCTTGTTTGCTTTTGCATCAGCACGTGTTATATCTACTCTATGACGAAGTAACGCATACTCAGCTCGAATAGCTGCATCGGCCTGCTTTCCCCGTGCCATAATTAATTGCTTTTCTCTATCATAGCGCTTATTAAATGAGTCTAGCTCCATTTGGGCACGACGATTATCTTGGTCAATATAGTAAAAAGGATTTCTCAGCCGCTCTTCTACCTCGGTTCTATCAATTTGACGATCATCTCTTGCTTTTTCTAAATCTAACATTTGCTGTGCAAAATCAAGACGTTTTTTCTCTAAATCTAATAGTTGCTTATTAATCCCTAATACTTTATCCTGTGCTTTAAGACTTTCAAGATCACTGTTGGTCGAATCATGCATATACTGCTTGGTTCTATCTCTAATTTGATCAAAAATTAGAGCTAGTTCTCTACCTAGTAGCTCGAGTTGATCTTGCATTGCTGATCTTTGAGTGGGATCCTTGGTTATATCTCTTGTAGCTTCTAGAGCAGCAATATCTGTTTCTATAAGCTTTCGTTCCTTAGCGAGATCTACAATAGCATTATGAAACTTTATTCGGCGTTGTTCTTCTTTTGTCTCATCTCCTATTAATCTTATTGTTTGTTCTTTTGCAGAAATAGCAGTATCTCTTTTAGAAAGTTCTAAATCTGCAATCTTTTCTGCTGCTGATATTTGAAACGTAACTAAATCGCGCTCCGCTTGAAGTTTCTTCCGCTCTTCAGGATTTGTAAAAGTTCCTCCTAGTTTAAAGTCTAGAGCTTCTTGTTGTTCTGTTAGTTTTTGCAGCAACTGCTGTGCAGGAGTTAATTTAGCAGCCTCTGCAATAAATTGAGCTAAAGAATCCTTTGCTGTTTTTATAGCTAAATCAGCTGCCTTCATATCGTTTGAAAAATTTACAGCGCCTTTTTTTGCGTCTCCAAACTGATCTATCATCTCTTGTGTGATTACATCTGAAGTAAGAATTTCATCAACAGCCGCTAAAAACTTTGCTACAGGAGCATAAGCTGCTCCAGACGACTCTTGAACTGCAAGAATTCCATCTCTTAATTGTAACAATCTTTTTTCAGTCTCCTCTCTCTGCTGATTTCTTGCTGTACGTGCTTGGCTGTCTCCTCCTGTAATCTCATCAGAAATCTTACCTGCTTCTCTAGCTTCATCTATAATAGGCTCGATAAAAACATCTGAAGCAACAAGACTTGCTACAGCCGCTGTTGCAACGCCGAGTAGTCCCCCTATAGCCGTACCAATACCCGGAGCAACCACGCTACCCAGCCCTGCACCGATGCCGCCGAAAGTGCCCGCAGTAGCTAAAAAGCCTAGTCCTCCTACAGCCATCGCTGCATTGTCTACAAAATCCATTTCTTTTGCATTTGCAACCATTTTCTCTTGTTCTTTACCAAGCTTTTTAAAATCAATAAGCATTCTTTTTGTTTGCTCAGGATTTTGGCCCGAAAAAAGACCACTTAAATTACCATACGCACTTACTCCTTGGATCTTTCCAAGCTCCATTTGAATTTCTGCAAATTTTTCAAATTCTTTATTCAGTTTAGCTAAACGCTCTTGAAAAGTTTTTGTAGCCTCAGCATTGGCCTGTAACTCTTTTTCTTGGTCAGTTAAGGGGCCTTGAGTAAACTCTTTATACATTGAGAAGCCTGTAAACGCTAACGCCCCATAGGAGACCATACTAAGAACTTTTGAGAATATACCTGCAATTGCTGCTGCTGCCACTTTTACTGAAGCAGATATTCCTGCAATCGCGGCCTTACTTCTCAGTGCAAATAATTCGGTTTTTCTAAGGGTACTGTCCTGTGCGGCATTCATTGAACGATATGCTTCGGCCATCTCACGAACCATATGAATTTTCATACCCGTAAAGGCGCCTTTTATAACCACTCCTGAACTATTTACGTTATTTTCTGCGGCTTTTACCGCTGAATTAAATCTTGCAACCTCAGCGCCTCCTAAATCTTTCCCTTTGCTAAGAGTTGTTAAAAATCCTGCTTTGGCCCCATCGGCTAAGCCTACATTTGCAAGGCTTGTCAAATCTTTTTTGTAGTCTTGTGTGGTTTTAGAAGCTAGCTTTACTTCTTGCCTGACAGCCCTGTAAAAGGTTTTTTGTGATGCAGCAGAATCTCTCGCAGCGTCTGCAATTCCTGTGAAACTCAGCCCTAAAGCTCTTAGCGGGCCAGAAAGTAAAACACCTAAAGAGGCTACCGCAAGAGCAGGGGTTTCTTGTAATACTTTTGCTAGAGGGCCTGCTACCATATCTACAACTGATTTTACTGACATGATTATATCATCAAAAGCTTTTTGAAGTTGAGCATACTGATTTGGGCTTCTTCCTACAATATCAAGTATTTTTCCATATTTTTCTTCTGCTTGCTCTAGAATATCATTGGTTACTGCTTGTTGTTTTTGGAATGTTGTTAGTTCGGTTGCATTGATTCCTAAAGAAGTTGCATATTTTTGTGAAGCATCATCTAAACGAAGAATAATACCTAATTCGTCAAGTAGTTCTGGCTCTGCTTTTGTGGCGCCACGAACTAAACGATTAAAAGAATCAGTAACATCTCGACCCAAAATTTGAGAAGCATCTGCAGCAGCTTTGCCAAGTCTAACAAGCTGATCTGCGTTTAAACCAGCAGCACTACCAATAGCCGCTGCTTGTGCGGCATCTCGGAAAGCAATTTGAGAGTCTGTTGCTCGTATAATATCGTCAGTAAGCGTATTGATTGCTACACCTGTTGAAGATGCATAAGCAACTTGACCTGCGCGAAGAGACTTCAATTCTCCCGCAGATTTTAAAAAGTTAAAAGCGGCAGATACTGCAAATAATGAGGCAGCCAAAGAAGCATAAGCACCAACTAGCCCGCCCATACCTTGTTGCATTTTTGAAAAGTTCTTAGAAGCGCTAGAAGAAGCTTGGGCAGTGCCTTTTATATTTCGATCTGCTTCACGAGACGATTTAGACACATTGCCTAAGCCCTCATCAATGCCACCAAGTTGGTTTTTCAGCTTTTTAGCATCAACAGTAGCTTTTTGCATCTTACCATTGACTTCAATATCGATCTGTATTTTTCTAGCCATTAGCCCTTTACATTATAGGTGTAATTTTTCCCACCGCTTTTTTGACGTTCTGATCGTTTGCGTTCTGCCTCTGCTTTATCTGCTCGATGCTCTACTATATGTCTTTCGTAAGATTTCATAAAGTAAAGAACTGTAGTTCTGTCCTCAATTTGGTAGGTATCAAAATAAAAATCTATACCATCCCATATTTTACCCATATATGTCCCACTCATTCCTTCCCATCTATCTGGTAGTAGACTAAGCATAAAAAATGCCACTTGAACCTCCGGAGGAAACTCCGAGATTTCGAGCGGCATTTTGGTAGGATCGGGCTCATGCCCTAATTGTTCACATACAAGCAGATACTTTTCTACATCAAAATTTGTATCACTCTCTCGCACATAGCGCTTAAGTAGAGACTCTATACTCTCTACTTGCTCCCAGTAAAATTTTCAAGGTCGCCCACCGCCTCCGTAACCCAACTATCAAATACATTGGAATTTTTCATTAGAAGCTCGGCATTGTCTTGAGTGTATGGAAGTTCATCATCAGGGTCCAAGTTTGAAACATCTACCAAAAGAAGCTCTTCTAGGTAACGAAATTTAATCCCGGACCATCCTTGGATTACTGCCCTACAATACTCTACAATAAATTTTTCTTCGTCTAACTCTTCTTCGGGCTGGCGCGTTTTACGATTGAATTTAGTACTAAGACATCGCTTACGTAGCTTGACTAGTTCTTCTCTTCCTAGATAACATAGCTCAATCGCCATTCCGGTATATCCTGGAAAATCTATACTAACAGTCTTGCTTGGCGTCAAAAGACTTGATAAAGAAACGGGTGTATCGCTCATTTTGTATCCTTTTTTAAAAGTAAAATTTATATTTTGTAATTATAGGCGAAGGGAGCTGAAAAGTCAAGAACTTTTTTTCGCACCATAAAGAAAAACCCACCGAAGTGGGCTTTAAGAAAGAAAAGACAGCTTTAAGGAGCAATGCCCTTATAAGTAATCTTAACCTCGTCTGCATTCGTAATAGTAGAAGGCAGAGCATGAAAGTTAGTCTCCAAGGAGATAACATCTTCAATTTGATGAGTAGGAATATCAATGTGAGCACTTGGAAATTCAAATGCTAAGCCAACGCCAGTGGCGGCAGTAATATCACCAATAGTAAACTTCAAATTAAACTTATTTCTAGTTAGGGTTGTAGTTGTAGAAAGATCTTTAAAGAATCTAGCACTACGATTATCAGTTCCTGTATTATCATCATTCAAGTAACAAGTAAAAGAGCCCGTAATATTTCGAGTGCCTGTTATATGGCCAATCGGAGTATTCACTCTACAAAGCTCCTCAGGAGTTAAGAATGTAATATTATTTTCAAGGTTAATGCTGCCCCCCGTAAGAATGAGGTTATAAGATGCAAGGAACTCATCCCCACTAATACCATCTGGATTCAAGTCACCCGCTTCCCCAAAAACTTGGTCAGTATCGGTGTCTGGTTGAACAGTCAGCGATGCGATACGATTTCGTAGAAAGTTGTTTGTTGCTAAAACCCCTGCTCGACCTAAAGTAGCCGTTGAGTTAGTATTAAAGTCAATTGCTGAACTAGCATCAACTTGAGTTACAGTTGATCCAAAACCTGACCAGTTAATAGTAGTAATACCATCAATGTCAAAATCAACGCCTGCAGTATTTACAACGCAGCCGGCAACTTTGTAAATTGTTTGGCCGGCAGCTTCACTATAGGCTGATTCATCGGCCCCAGGTGCACAGCCACCTAGTACAAAATACAGATCAAAAGTACCAAGCTCGGTACGGTCTGAATCATTTGCATCAAGTACGAGGGTCGTTGCTGCAGTAGTGCCTCGAGCGTTTATAACCACATTTGTATTAGTGCCTTGATCCCACTCTTTGTTTGTAGCATCCCAAGAGCTTGCACCAAGGAAATAAGCCCAGAGAACTTCTTCTACAGCAGTTTGAGCGCTAGACTCGAACACGGGGCGTGCATAAGTAGAAAAAGACCACTCTGCAGGCTCCAAAGCATTTGTGAACATTGAACGTCCACGATTTGAGTTTCCGGAGGCATCTTGCATTTCGTTCAAGGTCACCTCCGTAGTAGCCGTAGATTGCGAGAAAGAAAACCCGTCCAGTACCGGAATCTTCCAATAGACCGCAGTTGATCCTGCAGGTGCAATATACACATGAGTATCACGGCTTAGTTGAATAGTTGCTGCCATAGCATTTCTCCTAAAGATTGAAAGGACAAGGACGTGAGCTTTTGCTCGTGCCTGTCGTTTCTAGTAATGAACCTGGACGAGTACTTCAGCTACTCCGAACGGTTCAAGAACTCCTTCATCAGTATTAATACTGATAATAATTATATCATGAGTTGATTGTGTTCTCCCTTGCCTATCAACATATGTTAGTTTTCCGTTCTTTTCTATGACGGTCTCGACATCTTCTAACAGCTCGTCGAGTGCCAATGATGCATCGGTTTCCTTTACATAGCATCTGAGCGTAATGTTTAAGAAACGATCCTTGTAACCCCCGCCTTGGTATTGTCGAGTTTCTGAGCCCGCATTTATATGAATCGCTGGAAATTGATCTACCTCGTCCCAAAACTTTAAACGAGGATGAACATTGTTATAAACATCTGTTAAAAAGTCTCCAGTTTCGTTTATTTCTTTTAACTTTTCGACCAAAGCGGCTACAATTGCTGATCTTCTACCCGTGTAGAATCTATGATCAATTGACATTACTCTCTCCTAGTGTAGAATCTGCCTATTGCAAATTGAGCTGCTATTTCTCGTATAGATTGATCTATAAGAATTCGTGGGTCATACTGAGGGTCAAACGGGTCTCCTTTTTCAAATACTTGATATGGATCCTTTTGATAAGTATATCCTATACTTGGAAATCCTTGTGGTGTCGCTACCATATCTGTAAGCCTTACTGAGTCTGCAAATCTTCCTGTTTGATTTGTAAGTCTTGGAGGCCCCATATTTTTTTGCAGAGTTCTTGGAAGTTGCTTATTTATCAATCCAATCAAGTGTAAAGGTAAAGAGGCTGCAGATTGTTGCTTGCTTTGTACTGGCGCTTTTGGTCGTATTTTTCGATTTCTCTTTGTCTTTAAACCTACGCCTTTGTCTTTCTTAGTAGACTCTTTAGACATGGGGCTTGATTTTACTTTTCTTTTTGGGTCTATCAGATCTACATACTGATCTGCTATTCGATCTCCTATTGTTGGGGATCCTTTTATATCTAAAACATCTACCTTATCCCAAAAGCCGGCATTTGATACTTCTATATCCTCAATTATCTGCTTAAAAATTTCTCCGGCTAGTGCGGCCAGCGACCCGGTAGCCTGATTGAATTCTTTATTTTCATACTCGAAGGTTATCTTTGCTAACTTTCCGTTTACCTTTCCTCCAGTAAGAATATTGACATCAGATTTTATAAGTCCTTTTACAGTAAAGCCTTCTCCGGCCATTGACTCCAATCGATCTAAAATTTCATCTAAACTTAACTCATCATCTTCAGTTAAACCATCTATGGTTTTAACTACTGCAAATAACTTTGCCAAAGCGGCTCGTCTAGGGTCATCCGTTTCCATGTTATCTATGACCATTGCAAGAGATCCCCGAAGAACTGAAATATTTTTATGCCCTAATTCTTGTCCTTCAGTAAGCTCTGGAAAAAGCCTTTTCATCATGTAATTTTGTTGACGAAAATTTGCCATTCCCCCAACACTTTCATTTCGTCTACCATCTACTGCGGCTACAGTTCTGAGTGCAGAGCGGGCAGTAAAACTTTGACCTTCAAATTCAAATTTATAATCGCCTCTACGGGCTGCGGTCTTTGCTTCTCTTGCAAATTCCCCGAATCTCTCTATATATTCTTTTTGTAATAGTAACTTCTGTCTTATTTTTGTATTTTTATCTATTGCTCTTCGCCATGTTTTTGCGCTGACATATGTTTTTTCAGCGATCATCTTTTGCAAGATTTGATCAAATGTCATTGTAGGCATTAGAAGTTCTTATACATATCCAGGACTCTTTTAATATGATCTGGAAATCCCTTGCCTTCTCCAGAAGGAGCATTTTCCATAGTTGCTCCAGAGAGAGTTTTTCTACCTTTGTGTTCGTCTTTGAAATAATAGTTAATTAAGTCAATTACTGCAATCTGAAGATCTGCAGGAGTGGATGCGTACCCAGCAGTATATGTAACTTTTACTGCCCCAGCCCCCTTGGGCCAGTTTCTATAAGTAGATCCTGTTACGTACAGTACACTATCCGTCGAGGTATCAAGATAATAGTCTGTAGTTGCCACGGTAGTGTAACTTTCCGTAACAGAATCTCTTTTTTCTACAGAGACAACCGTATTTGCAGGGCTTTCGGTTAACTGCACAATATGGGTGCTCCAGTCAATATTGAACTCCTCTATTTTGTTAGTAGAGTAGTAATCTACCAAAGAATTTCCACAGTAGTTTTTTACTAATTCACTCACAGAATCAATAATACGCTGAAGCTTAAAGTCGTCTCGCGGATTCTGAATCTGCTCCGCGTCTTTAAACTGTTGTAAAGTAATTAAATTAGCCATAAGTGTATTAGTAAAAAACTTGGGGAGGCGAGCCTCCCCAGTTTATAAGGACAAATATTACGTGTCGGTTCGAACCAACTTGATAACAGACTTATCAGTTGAAGTGTCAGCAACCAGCTGGTTAAAGCCTAGTGACTGAGTAGCAACGATAACGTTACGCTGATTCATTACTTCGTAATCTTGCTCAACGTTCACACCGCGCAGGCGTGGAATAACAAAGTTACGTACGTTGAGTGCAAGGCCTACTGCAGCGCCATCAGCTTCTGCAGGGAAGTTGTCAGATACAATTACAGGAGTACCGAAGATAGAACCTACCGTACCAGTAATCTTGGTCGCAATATCTGAACCTACATCAGTAATATCTGCGAAACCGGCATCTGCAATCAAATCATAGTAACGTGCCTGAGAGACAACATATACAAGATCAGATGGGTTCATACCATACTTACCCATGGCCTTACGAGCATCCAAGAACTCGGATGCGGCGAGAGTCAGGTCTACTGCGGTGCCCCCAACTGCGTCAAGAACACTAGTGGAGTTGCTGCCGGAAAGCTTGATAAGACCGTCAAACGCATCGGAACCACCAGTAGCAACGTGGTTAAGCAGAGCTTCATCCACTGCGCGAGCGTGAGCACGTGCAACAGACTCAACAAGCATAGGCATAAGATTGACAAGAACTTCCTCATCGATATGATTATCCATGAGTGTGCTTGAAATCAAACGATACGCCTTGAGCACTACTTGGCTGGGCTGATAGGTATTAGCCGAAACCTGAGTTTTGTTCTCAAGAGTTGGAGTAGTTGCCGCACCGGTTTGGAACGAGGCCAAGTTAGTATCGGTTTGAATCGGCAGTACTTGAGCTTGAGAATTGATTTGAACCTCACGGAAAGCTTGTGCAAGACGAAGCTCACTCAAGATTTCCTTCTCGATTTGGCTAGATACTTCTGTAGCAATATTAGGTGCTGCAGTAGCGTAGCTAATACCTGCCTTCTCGATGATGCTCTTACCATAATTAGTTTGGTCAAGAGATTTGTTACCCAGCATGACACCAGCCATGTGAGCGTACATCAGTTCTTTGCCCCACTTAGAAATGACACCTGTCTCTTCTGAACGATCTGCGAATACACGCTTTGAGTCACGAATCTTTGTGAGCTCTTCGTTCTTCTCTTCGAGCTGAGACTGGAATGAAGCAACTACTTCATCAATCTTAGCGTCTTTTTCAGCGAGCTTGCTTTGAATGTCGTCCATCAGACGATCTGCGCCTGACTCAACACCTACGCGAATAGCTGCCTGAACTTCTTCTTCTTGAGCTGCCTTGACTTTGGCTTCTACTTGAGCCTTTTCAGCTTCTTCTTGGGCTGCCTTCTCTTCGGCTGCCTTTGACTCGGCTTGCTTCATTGCAATTTTAGCAGCAGTCTCTTCTGCTACCTTCTTTGCAAAAGCTTCCAAGTCGATTTCGGGAGTTTGTACCTCCGACATAATGATCTCCTTGTTCACGGATTGTTCCGTTACATCCGGTGTTTCACTAGCTATAGATGAATTTTCATCCTTAGCCAGAGACTGACCGGCTAGATCTACACGATTGGTGAAAGTTTTCTTGAACTCATTATACTCATCAATGGAGTCAAATGACTTCGCCAGAGAGAAAGTAGCTGCTTGATTACAAGGCACAGATACAACTGAAACCTCAAACAACTCAGCATCCTTAATCTTTAATCCATCAGTTTCCGACATATAATCAGCATCCTTGACTCGGAAACCAACAGAAAAAGCTCCAAGAATGCCTTCTTTTACTAATTGCGCCACATGATCTGGCGCAGATTTAGAAATTTTTGCTTTTAGTTCGAGACCGTTTTCAGTAACTTTAAGTCCTGTGGCTCGACCAATAGGCTTGTTATAGTCATGATTAAAAAGAATAATTGGGTTCTTTTCAAAATTTTGAAGTCCACCCTTTGTCCATGCTTCTGCCATAATAACGTCGTTTGCACGATCCTCATCATGTGTACTTGCCATTCCGCAGATATGGACTCCGCCATCGTCTTCCTCGAGGGCTTTAAAAGTGGAAGTAAGATTAAAAATCTTTTCCATTAGTCGTCACTCTTTTTGGCTGCTGGCGCAGGCTTAGCCTTTGGAGCAGGCTTGGCTTTTGGAGTAGATTCTTTTTTTGGTGCCGGTGCTGGTACGGGCGCAGTAGCCTTAATAATTCGAGGCTGAGACTTTTTAACTGCAAGAAGTAAGTACTTCCATGCTTTAAAACTGCGCTTTACTTCGATAGCACTAGTAGCCACTCTAGGGCCGACAATAGCAACATATGATTTATGATCAATATCTAAAGGTAGTTCAAAGTCTTTAAAATGCTTTGCTGTCTTATCTAGAATTGATTGTTTAGCTCTAACTCCCATTTACTCTTCTCCTTCTTCGGGTCTCCCGCCTTCGCTTGGATTTACTGCACTTCCCGCGATGTTTGCAGGAACCCTTAAGTCATCATAACCTTCAATAGGCTCCATATTTAAAGCTTCTCTAGCCTCATTCGGGCTAATAATTCCTGTATTTACCAAAGCTTGATAATAAGAAGCTTGATCCCTTAATTCAGGTTGAAGAGCAGGTATATTACTAGCTTCTTCTACAATCTCAAATCCAAAGAATCTTTCTAGTGCGAAATTAACTTTTCTTACTATTGGAAGAATTGTTTCCAAGTAGTACAGTCGCATATTTGGGCGAAGGTTAGCATTGTTTCCTGAGTCTAAAAGTATTGGAGGAACTCCTAACGCTTTTAGAATAATTTTCTCATTTTCTCCTATAGCTTGCTGAAAGTCTAACTCTTTAAAGTTTACATTTGAAATTTCGTCAATTTCAATACCTCCATCAAGAATAAGAGGTCGCCGTCCTCCAGCGTCTGGCTTATAGCGAGCAGACCAAGACTGAATCATTCTTTCTTTTATCTTTTCTGATAAAGTATTAGGTGATTTTAGTACAAGACCCGGAACTGCTCCATTCTTAAAAAAGTTATCTTGAAAGTCTCTCATGCGCCGCATTAGTATCATTGTTCTAAGTGCGGGTTTGAGTCTAGATACTCCTCTATATATTGAATAGAATGAGTTGTCTTTTATATGAATGATTTCTCTAGTAGAATAGTCTACTTGTTCGTTATATGTAAACTTATCTATATAAGTGCTCTCGCTTGCATGAATTTTCATTTTACTTGCAGGCAAGTGGTAAATGTGAACACCATCATAGTAAATAAAAATATTTCCGTCTAGTAAAAAATCAATTAATAAGTTACGACGAAAAGTATTGATATCTTGAAAAAGATTAGGTTCTTTATTTAGGAGAAGCTCTACTCTAGATCTTTTAATTCCTTTTACTACGCTGGAAATAGGAAGCTGAACTCCTACTTTTACATTTATTTCTGCGCAGTCGTCAACCAACATATTAACGCCGCGATTTACAATTTCTAAATCTTCGTATGCTCTTTCATAGCTAAAGGTGTCTTCGCGACTTCCTTCAATTTTATGTTCATAGTAAGGCTGTGCTGGATTTAGTTTTTCTTCCGCATCAGGCTTTTTGCCAAATATCGTGTTATACCATGCCATACTTTTCTCTTTGTAATTCTACCCAGCGCATTTGTTTTTCTGCAGTGCCAAGTCCAGGGTTTCGTCCATAA